AGATCATACGAAGCGCCTTCGCTGTTCACGATGAAAGAAACAAACTCGCCGCTATCAGAGACATCCGGTTTGAATTGGTAATTGCAGTTCTTGGTGTACCATGATGCGCGCTCGCGATCAAATTTGATGTTCGAACCGAAAGCAACAGAGTCATCGCCCTTAATGAGTAAGACACGGAAATCGGATAGCACGTCAAGAATGACAGAGAGGTTAAAGAGGCAGTTATCGACGAGGGTGTGAGGAGCACCGGAATCCTTCTTGTCGTACGCAATGATGGAGATGAAAACATCGACGACGCTACGCTCGGATAGCTGTTTGCAGAAGTTGATGACTTCTTCTTCGCGGCAACCTAAACGCAGTAAGCAAAGAGAGAGCAGCATGCGACCGACGACATTCTGACTCGAGTCAAATTCGGACCAGTCGTTGGAAAATGATTGGTCGGTCGGTTCATGCAGCTGTTCCAGAAGAGAAAGGACTTGGAGGTCAGTCATGCCGGTCGCTAGGATGACGCGGCCGCGGCTCTGGCGGGTGAGGACGTGTTCCAACAGACGGCAGTGGATCATCATCTCGAAGTTCAAGTTCTTACTCCACGCGGAGATACCTTGACCTGCTTTATCTCGCAACAGGGGGTCTTGTTCCACGCTTGGTTTTTGCTGCGCCTTCAAGAAGTTCTTAACAATGTTCACGTTCTGGTCGGTCCATGTGGAGATGTGTTTCAATTCCGAAAGGTCATGCCCGCGCTCGGTGAACTTGCGGCAAGCATCCACGAAAACGGCGTCTTTGATCTCTTGGTCTACGTCGAAGTCAAATTCCTTGAGTACCTTCTCGAAGAGCTTGTTAGCGAGAACCTGAGCTGAAGCGGATTTGGGGTTCTTAGTCATTTTTCCGAGACGGGCGAGAACAGATTTGCATGACATCATCTGGTTCGTTGGGCGGGTGATCTTAACACGTTGCGCAGTCGGCCAAACGTATTCAGCGTGGCTCTTGATCTCGACCTGATCATCTCGGGACAGTTCGTTGGGTCGGAGGCTACCTTTAGCGCCGGGTGCGGAAGGGAGTTCGGTGGTGATGACAGAGTAATAGTCGGGCCTGGGTTCAATCGGAGCGATGTTCTCCAGAACTTTGTCGACATCAGCGTAAGAAGCGGCGCAGGTGGCGTACGGACGAGAGTCAGGGCAGAGCTCGAGGGAATCGCAGATGGGCTCACGTTTATCCTTTGCAAGTGCGTTGACGTTGACTGATGACTTGTCAGCGGGGATAGCGACGCGGAGATCGTCGTTGATTGCGCGCATGATGTCCGAACCGGTGGCATCGCAGATATAGAGTTGCTCGGTATGGCGACTCATACCAACAACGAGATGTTTTTCATTCTGCAGTAACGCTTTTTCACCAAGGGTCCCACCGTAGTGTAGGATAACGGTCGGGTAGGTCTTACCTTGTGCCTCGGCGACGGTTGAAACGTTTTGGTAGTTCTCATTAATGAGGACATTCTTATGTTCTTGCAGAAAGGTGAGGTGGGCTGCGCCGGCGATTTTGAAGTTGGCGGGGTCACGAGTGATGTACTTGATGGAAAGAGCGCGGGGGTTCTTGGTATGGATGCCAGGATAGAGGCGTTGAAAGAGGGGGGAGGAGACGACATCACCAGGACAGCGGTGGGAGGTGCGGAAATGCATGCACGGAAGGGAGAAATCTGCTAGCGGGATGTTGTTCGGGAAGGTGCTTTGGAAATCGATGAAGCCAACCTGGTTGCGGTCCCCCAAGAGGATGATCTTGTTCTCTTGTGCAAACCAGTTAATGAGAGCAGCCGGGTGGGTGAAGGATTCGTCGATGATGACGTAATCGAATTTTGCCGTTGCCAAAGCGCGCATGGCTGTGTGCACGGTGTGGACGGGGATCTTATGGGCCACAGGTTTAGCACGGACGTCGTCGCGGACGTTACGGCTCGGTGCAACGAACATGGCGCTTTCGTTGCTACTCTTAATGAGCGGTAGGACGATATTGCAGATGTGGGTGGTCTTGCCCGCGCCAGGTACGCCCTCAATCAACACACAATTATGGAGCGCAAGCTGACGGTTGTTGCGGGTCGGATACACATCGAGAGCCGCGTTGATGACCTCACGTAGCACTTCATTATCGGAGGTCAGAGAACCGATGCGGAGGTTTGTCTCAAGGTCCACATGATTCGCACTCTTATCCCACTTCTCGATGACGTCGAAGGGAATGGCCTGGTCGGGGGCGGTGATACCGATCAGTTGCGCCCAGGGAACAGGAGCGAGTTCACCTTTGTTCTCGGCAGCACACATTTTGACTTGGGCTTCTACCGGGATCGGTGCCGGGGCGGGTTCGATGTACTGGACCTGCTCATAACGAATCTCTGCGTCATGGTCTTTGGTGCGTGAAAGGCAGAGGATATCTTTGGAGAATTCGATATGAACGCGTGCGAACCAGTTGTTGACGGTGTTAAGGCATGCGATTTCCTTGTTGGGTGAACCGAGGAGGGCGGAAGCAGCGTTGTTGTGGCGGCAGAGACGGACGTTGGTCTTGGTGCTGACTTCGCGCCTCATCGCATTGAGCATCCATCCGATCCAGGTTTTGCGTTCGTCTGCCTTGGCCATGTGCGTGAGGGCGGTGCTGATGGTGACGCGCTGTTTCTTCAAGGCCCAACGCACAAAAAGGTAGATCGCAGTGCAGACCTTGGTGTAATCCGTAGGGCTAATGTCCCAACGTTCCTCGATGCACTTACCGCCAAAACGGATTGCACGGAGCTTGGTACGAGCGTAGGCTGTGACGGTCTCGATGTTGAAAGATTTGGCCGTATCTTCGCGAGCGATCAGAAAACTATAGATATCGCTCACTTTGGAAGCAGAAGTGTAAATGAGAGGGGGGGAGTAGCCACCGCAGGTGCAGAAGTCCCGGGCGGCTAGTGCTTCGAAATCGGGAATCGAGACAAGATCACTAGTGACCGAGGGTAGGTAAAAGTGAGTTTGGGTGCGGAAGGTTTGGCGGGAGATGCGTAGCTCAAATTGCGAACCGTTGAATTGGGTGCGTTCAATGGAGAGGGAAAAACCATAGGGTGTGTCAAGACCGCCGCAGCGCATCCAGTCTTTCCATGTTTTAGTGTTGTGCTGATAACCGAAGGATGCGTCGCGGGTGAAGGCGAAGTAGGTTTGTTCTCCGAGGTTGTGGTAGCGGTATCTCTGCTTGACGTTGGTAAAGCTTTCGCACTCGAGGAGTTCGATCGGGAAGTGCATCCAGGCGCGCATTTCTTCAAGACCGTGACGGTCGAAAGCGGCAGCAAGCTGGGCAAGGGAGACGTCGTACAAGCTGTGGATAGCGACGGCGCACTGCGCTTGAAAATCACAACTTTCAACACCACGGGTGCAGAAACGGTCGGAGGCGGTACGGTTGCAAAGAGCGGTTATTGCGCGAGAGTAGTCCGGGTCACGGGCGGTGGTCACTCGTTGGGATTGGAGAGAAGTCTTGTAACGAGTTTGATCGCGGCCATCTGGTTTGCAGCATCCGTGGACATAGCCGTATCCATTCGGACGGGAAAAGTTCACCAACTCGAGCATGTTACTCGGGTTAGGTCCGATCTCTATCAAAGCTTTCCCACCTTTGATAAGAGGTTTGGCCCATTTGTAAGCGCGATAGTAAGCGATACGCTGGTGTGCCGCTGCCACGGGGTGGGCGGTAGCGGTACCAGTTCCAGCGAGCACGATCTGCGGTTCGTACAACGAGTTGATGAACTCGAGGTCTTCATCGATCAGATCGAAATCTAGCTGAATAGCAACGCGCATGCGTTGCTCGTAATGGGCGAATTTACGCTGCTGTGCGGCAGCGACGATGAGGGGGTTTTCTTGGGAGTACATTGCGGAAAGTGCTCGTAAGGACTTATCAG